TAGACAATGCAAATCTTAAATTCGCTGGTAAGGACGGTGGTACTTTTATCACTGCCCTAACACTTGATATGGCTAACAATGGTCAAGCCAATTTTAGAAGTCATGTAAATACTGCTTGGGGCAATGATCAATACTTTAGAATGTATTATGATGCCGTTTACCATATGGGAATGCATATGGAAGGAGATACCCGAGATTTAATTATATATACAAAGTCTGATGATAACGCTGGTGATATAAGGTTTAAAACTGGTAGTGGACCAACAGAAAGAATGACGATTCTGGCTGGTGGTAATGTAGGTATTGGTACTGCTACTCCAGTAACTGAGTTTCATATTGACACAGAATTAAATGCTATGTCAGGAACTAATGTTGATGTTTCAAATCTTGCACAAAAAATACTTAATCCAGCAAGTGACACAGGAGAAGCTGTAGGTATAGGGTTTGGCCTATCAGCAATAAATACAAATGTTGGTGCTGCTATTACCCATGAGAGAACAGCAGGAAATAGTAAGGGCAAGTTACACTTCGCAACAAAAGGTGATGAGGGCGAAGCTACTGATATTCCTATACGGATGACAATAGACCCAGATGGTAATGTTGGTATTGGTACTACTACTCCTCTCAAGAAACTTCATGTTGATGGTCCAGCCTTATCAACAGTTAAAACTCTTACTGATGCAGCCACTGTAGCCTCTAACTTTGACACTGGACAAAACTTTACACTGACTTTAGCAGGGAATAGAACTTTGGGTGCGCCGAGTAATGTTGACGCAGGTCAAGTAGGTTCTATCTTTATTATTCAAGATGGAACAGGTAGCAGAACATTGGCGTATAATTCAATATGGAAATTTGCTGGTGGTACTGCACCTGTGCTTTCTACAGCTGCAGGGGCTATTGACAGATTAGATTATATAGTGCAGAGTGGCACAGCAATTCAAGCACTTCTTACAAAGGCATATGCGTAATGGTATTTAGTAATAATCTTCTTTTTGGTGGACAGAGTACAGGTCCATCACCTTTTGACACAACTCTGATTGGTAACTCTGTTTGGCTAGATGGTTCTGCAGATGAATTAACCAGAGCAACATCAAGTCATAGCAGCACCGAATGTGTAATGGCAGGTTGGATACAACTACAAAAATTTAGTGGTGATGTTGGCATGATGGGTTTAGGAACTGGATCAACTGGTTCAAATAACTCTGGCATTTGGTTTTCTGGTGGTGCATTGTATCTGTATGCCAACGGTCAGGCAGCAGTGACAACTGCACTATACCGAGACGTTGGATGGTATCATGTTCTGGCAAGTTTTAAACTTGACGAGGCAGCCGCTGCCGATAAGGGGAGAGTGTTTGTCAATGGCCTAGAGGTGACTAGTTTTTCAGCCGATAACAGAGGAACTTGGGGTACTAGCTTTACAAACACAACTACGCAAAGTGTTGGCTCCAATTCTACAAATATTTTTTTAAACGGCTACGTTACCCAAGCAATAATGCTAGACGGTCAGTCAATACAGGGTGGTGATGTAGCTATTACAGATTTCCTAGATGCCTTTACCTTTGGTACTAATGGTTCAGAGTTTACCCCTAAGTCAGATGTTGCTATAGCTGCTCTTGCAACTACAGCAGCAGGGAATAGCTTCTGTCTTGACTTTTCTAACTCTGGTTCTTTAGGATTAGATATTAGTACCCCTGCTAATAATCTTACACCTGAAAGCATGGATAGTTCTAATCAAAGCAATAGTACCCCTAGTTTAACCTTTAGTACTTATAATATTTTAGATGCTAATGCAGCCTTTACCTCTACTAATGACGGTGCAAATACTTATGTTGTAACTAACATCGGTGGTGCTGGAATGCGATCTACCATTCCGATGAGCAGCGGGAAATGGTATTGGGAGCAACGTAACGGAGGATCAAACGAAACAGGTCCAGCTGTTGCTTCTGGTCAAGGCTATGTCGATATCTACGATGACACCATCATAGGAACTGGCTCTGGCAGCGTCAGTGCATACCTTGCAACAACGGGTATAGTTCGAATCAATGGAGGTGAGATTGGCTCTCTGGGTTTGACCAACGGTGCTTCAGCCGTAGTCGGTGTGGCCTTTGACGCTGACACTGGGAAGCTTTGGTTTAGAGATTCAAGTGGTTTTGGTAGTTCTGGAAACCCAGCCACAGGGGCTAATCCACACACTACGCTGGACGCAACTAAAGGTCCTTATTTTATTGCCACCAGAGTTGGAGGTTCAGTCCCAGAACCATTTCTTAATGCTGGTGGAAACGGAACATTTAACGGAAATGAAACCGCAGGTGGAAATGCTGACGAAAATGGAAGAGGAAACTTTAAATTAGGTGCAGTACCTGCTGGATTTTTATCTTTAAATACAGCCAACCTAACAGCACCTACCTATCAAGGAATAGATTACTTTGCACCTACTCTGTACGAAGGTAATGGAACAGGTCAAAGAGTAGGAGACTTTGTACCGTTTACAGATGTCTTTAATGTAGCTAACTCTGCAATGTTCCAACATGATGAAGTAAGAGCATTAAAGAGAACTATTGGTACTCCTTCTTCTTCTGGGGGTAAGAAAGGAACATGGTCAACTTGGTATAAGACAGGTAATGTTGATGATGATATTATTTTCTTTGATACAGGCACAACTGCAACCAATCGTTTTAGTTTACAGATGGACGCCAGTGGTCAAATAGTTTTTATGCATAAAGGAACTACTATATTAATGACCAATGCTGATTTAAAAGGTGGGGGTTTATGGAGAAACCTTGTCCTTAAAGTTAACACAGGTATTGGTAGCCCAGCTTCTGCCAGAGCAATAATGTACATTGATGGTGTAGAGGTAACGTCCTTTGCAACAGATAATAGAGATGATACTAATTTACCTTCAACAGGTGCAGATTCTGAACTAGGTTATATGGATTCTGGTGCTACTCAGTTTGTAGGTAGTTATAATGGTGTTACTGCAAATCAGTGGGATGGTTATCTTGCAGAAACAATTTTCCTAGATGATGACTTTCTAAGTGCTGACTCGTTTGGACAGTTAGACACCAGTACTAACAAGTGGGTGCCTAAAGCTATTTCTAGTTTAACGCTGGGTGATCAAGGTTTCTATCTAGCATATGGTGGAAACTTTGGAACAGGTAATGGTGCTGGTGACTCAACAGGAAACTCTAACAATCTAACAGAGATTGGAACTTGGACATCAGCAGATAAATTTATAGACACACCTACTAAAAACTTTGCCACTCTTAATCCTACTTATGGGTATAGCAATACAACTTATTCACAAGGTAATCTTGCTGTAGTTGGAGCGAATGTAGCTAGTCAACAAAATAAAACATCGTATTCCACAGCATTTTCTCAAAAGAGTGGTAAGTGGTGGGTAGAGTTTGATAGCATACTTGGTGCTGGAGGCACTACAGTATTCTACGGTATTATACCTACTCAATATATAACAGATGGTAGTTTTGTAGCTGCTGCTAAAGATGCTAGTACTGGTTATGCAGATAATTTATTAGGTTCTATCAGAGCATACATTGTAGGCAGCAGTTATGGAAATAAAGTTTATGATATATCAATAGGTACTGGCAGCGGTGTAACACAGCTTACTTCTGGAGGTATTATAAATAACAATGCAGGAGGGTATACAGACCTTGTGCCTTACGGTATAGCGTTGGATATGGATAATAAAAAGATGTGGATAGGTAATCCTACCATCAGTGCAACTACATGGAACAATGAAACAAGTGTAAGTCCTGCTGCTAATACAGGAGGATTTGATTTACAATTTGACGAATACAGTATATTTATTTCTAATAGTCTAGGCACTGGCTTTATAAACTTTGGTCAGTATATTGGAGATTGGAACGGTAACTCTGTAACAGACCACACCAGCACAGCAGGGGGTAACTTTACTCTGGCACCTCCTACAGACTTTAAAGCTATTAACCAAGACAACCTAGACGACACTCAATCTAAGATTACAGCTTGGGCATGGATTAAGAACAGAGATGCCGCTGACAATCATATGCTATTTGATAGAGTCAGAGGTGTGGGTAATGATTGGCATTCTAATGATGCAGCAGCAGAAGTATTCAATGCCAATACAGTTCAAAGATTCCTCGAAAGAGGTGTGCAAGTTGGTAGTGATGCAGAGGTAAATACTGCCAATGAGTCATATGTTTTATGGCAGTGGTTAGTGGGTGATTCTGCTACAACAGGTAGTACAACAAGTCCTGCTGGATCAAACCCAAGCACTACTATTGTTGCTGATCATGGTGGTTTTTCAATAGGAACTTATACAGGAACAGGAGCAGGTGCTACAGTAGGCCATGGCCTGTCTTCCACTCCAGAATTAATTCTTATTAAAGGGCAAAACTATGCTGTAGAATGCTTAGTTTGGTCTGAGTATACAAAAAGTACTACAAGAGCAGGAGATGGATTTGGTTTTTTATCCAGTACTAATGCTTTTTTTGACAATGGTCCTAATAGTTATTTTGCAGATACTGATCCTAATGCAACTGTAATTACTATGAATGGAAGTACTTTTAATACTTCAGCAAAAACTTATAATTTAATCTGTTTAAAATCAGTTGCTGGTGTATGTAAGGTGGGAAGCTACATTGGTAATTCTAGTGACGATGGTCCTTATTTGTCGTTAGGTTTTAAACCTTCTTACTGGATGGTGAAGGAGACTACTGTCTCAGATGCTTCACATGATTGGTTTGTTTCTGATTCTGCAAGATATACATTTAATGGTACTACTACAGCAGGAGGTTTAAATGGAGGCACACTAGAAGCTAATGATACCACCGCTGAAGAAGCACACAGTACAAACTTTACAGACAATCCTGCTTTTGATTTTTTAGCAGATGGTATTAAACTTAGATCAAATAGTGGAACAATTAACGCTACTGGAAGAACATACCTATACTTTGCAATGGCAGACATAGGAGGAAACGGTACACTCCCTCCTGTGTATGGAAGGTAAATTATGTTTAAAAGGTTATTTAGTAGAAAGAAAAAAGCACATGAACTTAACAACTATAGACGGTCACAAAACATTCGTTATCAAGACGTTTGTATGTAAGAAAGGAAAGTAGACTATGTGGGCAAGAATTATGGGCAGTCAGTTGGTAGAGATTATCAACACTCCTAAACCAATGACACTTAATGACATTCAATATCCTGTCTCAATCTTTACCAGAGCATGGACAGATGAAGAGCGTAAGGCACTGGGTATTGTACCTTATGTATATGAAGGCAGTAGTGTAGAGAATATGTTCTACACTTCTTCAGAGTCTTCTCCTGTGGTAGAAGCAGACAGAGTTGTTGTCACCAAATCAAAAACTGCTAGAGATGTAGATGCTATCAAGAATACAATGAAGAACCATGTATCTTCTGTTCTTCAAAGTACCTTACAGCAAACTGATTGGATTGTGATCAGAGAACAAGACAACGGAACTGCCAAGCCAGCAGACCTAGCCAAGTGGCGTACAGACCTTAGAGCAAAAGCTGCTGCTCTGGAAACTTCCATAGATGCAAAGTCAGATGTTGCAGGTCTTGAAGCTATGACAGTTTTTACAGAAGCAATGTTCGACGCAGGTAAGAAGGCTTCAGAGTTTGACGAATGGCCTAAAAACCCTAGAGAAAGTAAATAGTCAGATGCTTGCCAAACTATTTCTTATAGCCTGTTTTACAATACTGCCCACTTGTATATCAGCACAAGAAGTCTGGAGTAAGGGAGACAAGGTAGCTTCTTTCTTTTTCTGTAAAGAAGAGAAAGATGTTATGGACCTAGCCATGGCAGATTCTAAAAGTAGAGAAGCATACGCTGGTGAAGTTATGAGAAAGAGATTGTCTCAAGATTGTTTTAGATTTACAGGACGACCTAAGTTATTTATAGTTGATAAAGTAATTACAAGTTACAAAGATCATAATAAAGTAGAAACTTGTATAATGAGGATAGTTACGTCTGATAAGATGTTGGTAGGTTACATAATAGCCGCAGGAACACCAGAAAATAGTAAAGGAATTTAATAATGGCTACTTTTAGTGACAATTTAAGATTAGAACTTCAAACAGATGGGGACAATCCTAATACATGGGGTACAATTCTTAATGATAATGTTATTAAGTTAATTGATACAGCTATTGCAGGGTATACTTCTGTTCATGTTTGTACTGGAGGAACTGATGTTGTATTGCCTTTAGGTGATGGTAGTATAGTTCAATCAAGAAATGCTGTTCTTAAATTTGCAGGTGCAGTATCTGCTAATACTAATGTTATTATTCCTGCTAAGTCTAAAATTTATATTATTAACGATGAGTCTACTAGAGTTAGTGATTCAACACTTACAGTTAAAACTAGTGCGGCTACAGGGGGAGCAGGTCGTGCTATTCCTGTAGGTTCGAGTGAGTTAATCTATTGTGATGGTGTGTCTGTTTTTTCTCTTAATGCTACAGGGTTAAGTTTAGGTACAGCAGCAGATGCAAATCTTTCTGACATCTCTACTCAAGCCACTGCAGATGTAAATGGTGCAGTTACAGATAGCACCACCGTCAACGTTGATAATGTATCAGATACAATTGTTGTTGGACAAACTGTACACGGCGTAGGTATTCCAGAAGGCACTACAGTTAGTACTGTCAATAGTGTAACTCAAATAATACTCAGCACTGCAGTAACTCTGGCAGATGACGCAGGATTAACCTTTACTGCTACAATTAGTGTCTCCTCTGTTCCTCCAGTATCTGTCGCAGATGTTAGATATGTAAGAGTAAGTGTATCGAGTAGTATTATAGGAGATAAAACTTTTGTAGGATCAGCTACCTTTGCTTCTAAAATTGTTAACACTCCTACTTCCTTATCAGGTGCGACTTCTATTACCCCTGACTTTGGAATTAATAATTCTTTTACTGTTACTCTTACCGCTAATGTAACTTTACAAAATCCTTCTAATGCTACAGCAGGACAAGGTGGAACTATATATCTTATTCAAGATGGTACAGGATCAAGAACTATGGTATTTGGAGGAGCATATAAATTTCCTGCAGGTAGTGTTCCTGTTCTAAGTACATCTACTAGCGCAGTAGATATACTAGTGTATAATGTAAGAGATACTTCTCTTGTAGATTCTGTTGTACTTAAAAGTTTTGGACGATAATTAATGACATCTACATCTTCTAAATTTTTTAAACTAGATTTTAAACCGGGGTTTCACCGAGAGACTACTCAGTATGCTGAGTCAGGTTCTTGGTTTGACGGTGATCGTGTACGCTTTAGGAGGGGTAAACCAGAAAATTTAAGAGGTTATCAGAAAGAACATGCTATACCTTTTGATGGTGTAGGTAGAGATTTACTTACATGGGCAAATGATAACACACAAAAGCTTTTATCTGTAGGTACAGAACAAAGACTATATCTTTTACAAGGAGATGTTAATTATGACATTACTCCTTTAACTACTATAGTTTCTGTAGGATCGTTAGGAACACAGGGAAACTTTGCTACGTCTGTAGGAAGCAATCGAATTGAAGTAAGTCTAAATAATACAGGCACAAGTATAGGAGATGCTATTCAGTTTTCGGCTTGTTCTTTAAATGGTTTTACTCAAGGTACTAATTTTGCTGCTACTTCTTTTGGCGGTCCAGTATATGTAGTAGCATCTACGAGTGGCTTAAATCACTTTTATGTAAGTACTCTTAACACTGCAGCAAGTACGGAAACAGGTGGTCAAGGAGTACTTGGTTTTCTTATTCCTAAAGGAGAACTAAATAACATTCAAGGTTTAGGTTATGGTGCAGGAGTGTACAACGCAGGTACAAGTTTAGCTTCAGCAGCTGGAGGTAGGGGTTGGAGTAGACCTGCTCTATCTTCTAACATTACTTTCCTTGCTGCCCAATGGTCATTAGATACTTGGGGTGAAGATATGTTAGCTGTACGTAGAGGTAGTCAGCTATTCCATTGGGATGCAGATGCTAGTTCTAGTCCTGTACGAGCAACAATAGTTAGTACTAGTCCTTCTACTATTAACAGTATTATAGTATCTCCTAATGACAGGCATGCCATAGCATTAGGTACTAATGAGTTTGGTACTGGAGACTTTAATCCGTTACTAGTACGTTGGTCTGATCAAGAAAACTTTACTAACTGGACACCATCAGTTTCTTCTACATCAGGAGAGCTACAGTTAATTGAAGGTACACGTATTGAAGGTGCAATACGAGGACGTAATGCAATTCACATCTTTACTGATAATGGTATGTATGCTTTACAGTTTGTTGGTCCTCCCTTTATCTTTAGTCTTACACTCTTAGGAAGCAACTGTGGTGCCATTGGTCCTCATGCAGCAGTAGCTGTAGATGGCGCATCTTTCTGGATGGGAGAGAATAACTTCTATGCATTTGATGGTAGAGTACGTAAACTAGATTGTACAGTTCGTAGGTTTGTTTATGATAATATTAATTTAGTAAATAAAGACAAAGTATTTGCAGCTATTAATTCTGAGTTTCACGAAATAATATGGCTGTATCCTTCTGGAGATTCTTCTGAACCTGATGCGTATGTAACTTATAATTACATGGAAGATACTTGGACGTATGGTACAGGATTTTATACTACATTTGCAGACAGTAATGTTTTTGATAGTACTGTAGCCACAGGAGAGTTATCAGGTACAGGTGCAGGTGGCGATCCTGCAGTGAGTGTACCCACAAGCACAGGTCAGTTCATCTGGGCAAATGAACCTACTTCAGTATTTACTGGAGACACGTCAATTGCTCTTACTTCTTTCCTTGAGTCATCTGACTTTGATATTGCAGATGGTGAAGATATGATGTTTGTTAATAGACTAATTCCTGATTATGCTTTTAATGATACTGGTGTTCTTCAGTTTAAGATCAATACACAAGAATATCCTGCTGCCACTACAATAGCTGTAGGACCGTTCACCATTAACCGTAACACTAAGAAGATAGACTTTAGAGCAAGAGGACGACAAGGCAATGTACGAGTCTCTACAGGACTTCTAGGTACATCATGGAGATGGGGTAGTGTGCGTCTTGCTGCACAATCAGATGGTAAGCGATAATGCTTTATCCTAACTTACCTGATTACAGCGAACTACGTCCAGAAGAACTACAAAGATTTTATAGAGAGTTAATAGTTTATACTGATGAATTAAAATTTTTGTTAGAGACAAGAGATAATGAATTGAATACTAGACCTGCTTCTAATATATTAACAGTAGTTACTGTAGCTTCGATAGGAAGACCTTCTAATGGCAATGTAGTATTCTCTGCAAGTGCAGGTAAGTTTAGAGGATTTGTGAGTGGAACAGGATGGGTGGACTTTAACTAATGACAAGTAGAACATATAAAGATTTATTAAATAATACTTACTTAGAGAATATGAATACTGGTGCAACTGAGCAACCTAACTATTTTGGTAATACAACTACTATTACTGGTATGGTGAATAAGCAACAACCATTGTATAATGATCAAAGTACCATGCAAGCAGACATGACACTAGCACAATCTAATTATATGAATCCAAAGAGAGTTTTATAAATGGCTTATATGCAACCACCACAACAGGGTATACCCCGCTTACTAGCTATGAAAGACCCTACTAATCCTATACTAATGCATATGTCTCCTATGGAAGCAGCACAGATAACGGCTATGCGTGGTCAAGGGTTTAATCCTCAAACTGGTTTACCTGTATTAGGTAGAGCAGAAGGTGGTATGTTGCAACCAGAAAAACCTCCTTATGCTGACATAGCAGAAGAGTTAGAAGAAAAGGGTAGGTTTGGAGATACACATCTACTTCATGTTAGGGATGATGAACTACAAGGCTTATCTTCTTTAGGTCAGTTAACAGTTAATCCCGATACAGGATTACCTGAAGCATTTAGTTTTAAATCTTTAATTCCTGCTTTAGTAGGTACTGCAGTTACGATTGCCTCTGGTGGTACAATGGCACCATTGATGGCAGCAGGTCTGGGTGGTTTAGCTACCTTTGGTACTAGCATGGGTATGGGTAATAGTTTAGAACAATCTCTACTTAGTGGCTTTATGACTTTTGGTGGTGGTGCTATTGCAGGTGGTGGTCCTTCCTTTGGTGCAGAAGGTCTTGCTGGTGGTGGCGGCGGAATAGCAGCAGAAGCTAGTATTGCTGCAGGAGCAGGTCAGGTAGCTGCTCCTATGGCTACTACTGTAGCAGGAACAGGATTATCAGGTGCGTCCGCAATGCAAAGTATGGCAGCAGAAGGTGTAATGCCTTCTATTAACTTTGCTACTCCTGTGCAACAAGCTACTAATTTAGGAGTATCTAGTACAGGAGCAGGTTCATTATCTAATGCTTTACAATATTCTTCACTTCCTTCACTAGAAGCAACACCTACAGTTTTTGATGCAGGATACCAAGGTCCATCTTCTTATATAGGTTCGCAATCAACAGGAATAGCTAATCAACCTAATGCTTTTGATTCAGTATTAAGTAATAACCCCTTGACGGAAGCACGCCAACAGATAGTAGGTACAAGAAATTTAACAGGTGATGGGATAACTAAGTTTAAACCGGGAGAATATTATGATCAGGGTAGCTTTAATGAATTTTTTAAAGGTAAAATTCCTGCAGAAGGATTAACTAGATCAGAACAAATTGCTTATGGTTATACTCCGGGTGATGCTACTATGGCAGAAAAGTTCCAAGCTTTTGGTAACAACCCTGCTGCAATGGCAAAGGGTATAGGTCTTCCTGTAGCAGGTGCAATGCTTACTGCTGATCCTTATATCCCACCAGAAAGTGAAGACTTAGAGTCTACCTTCTCTACTTATACTCCAAGAGAAAGAACATTAGTAGGAGGTAGACCCAGAGCAGAAACATTTGAAGAGATACAAGAACGTATGCTACGTGGAGCAGGGGATACACAGTTCCAACCTTTCTCACCACATAGGTTCGTTAATCAAGGTGGCTTAGTAGGATTAAATACAGGAGGTATGCCACGTGAAGGTGGACCGCCTACTGGTCTTCCATCTGATACAGGACTACAAGCTAATTCTTTTGCCAAAGGTTTAATGATGGCAATGAACAGGATTACTGGAGAGAAGCAAAAAGAAGAACAACAAAAAGGAACTACTGGATTAACAGGTTTAAATGAAGGAGGTATGCTAGATGCAAATTATCCTCGTTATAGTACTGGTAGGAGCATTTCCGATTTTAATATAGGTGAGCAACCAGAACAAATGCCCTCATTACCTATATCTTTACAAGCAATAATGAAAAGACTAAATGTAAAAGATTACTCTCCTTTCTTAGAGTTTGCTGAAAAAACAGAAGAGGTGGAAAGCGGGGGAGGGAGAATTAATCCAGACAGCAGTGCCAGAGGAAATTTCCAATGGTTAACTAAGGTTAATCCTAATGCCAAAAAAGGTAAGCATGGTTCAGTAAAAACTGCTGTGAATAGAACCATAGCTTCTTATATAGATATGAAACAGGATGTTCCTGAATGGTTAAGGACTTTAAATAAAAACTCCACTAAGAGTACAAAAGATTTAGAAAAAAATATATTGTCTTTAACTCCTGAACAAGAACGAGAATTGTTCTTTGGAAATATAAATAAACAAACAGGAAGTGATAAGTATTTAAGTAAAATTGCTGGGGGTGATCAGCAAGCTATGGTAGATGCTTATAGTATGTACCATCATACTAAAGGTAAAACACATAAACCTACAGCAGAAAGAGCAAATAAAATATTCTTTACTGAAAGTACAACAACCACTACACCAAATATTGGATTAGCTTCTTTGCCTCAAGAAGAAATAATTACTGAAGGTATGCAAGATACTCGCTCAGATAAAAAATATACTGTACAGTCAGGAGATACTTTAAGCGCACTAGCTTCTAAATCAGGCATATCTGTAGATGATTTAATGAATTTTAACTTAGCTGAAATATCTGATAAAGATAAAATTTATGTTGGTCAACAAATAGCATTGAGTGATTCACCTGATATACCTAATCCTGCGAAAGTAGATAGTGAAGGAGATAAAACTTCTACCGATTCATTATTAGAGACAGTTAAACAACTGCTTCCTAATTTTATTCAGCGGTCAGCAGGAGGAGGGATTGGTCAGTACTATGCACAGGGAGGAAGCACAGGTCAATACTATGAAGGACAGGTGATAGGTCAAGGTGATGGTATGTCCGACGAAATACTATTTGAAGTAGAGGGTAACAATCCTGATAAAGCGTTGCTAAGTAGGGATGAATATGTTATACCTGCAGATGTAGTGGCTATGTTAGGTAATGGTTCTTCCAATGCAGGAGCAGAGCAGCTAGATCATTTTATGAAGGGTATTAGACAACAGTCCTTTGGTACACCTGAGCAACAGAAACAAATGAATCCACAACAAGGACTATCACAGTTAGTATAAATGAAAATTATTAAAATAGACACGGACCTTGTACCTTTTATATGGCCTTATGTATCAGAGTTACTTAAAAAACCTTTAGATAGAAGTTTTGGTGAACTGGAAGTAGAACATATATATTCTTATTTAGCAGAAGGACATCAAGATTTATGGATTGTAAAGGATACAGATAATAAAATTATCACAGTCTGCACTGCACAGATTGTAATTTATCCTATGCAAAAAGTATATCAGATTATTTTAGTAGGTGGTGAAGGGTTTAAAGTTAAAGAGTGGGTAGATAAATGTTGGAATAAAGATTCTCCTATTCTAAAATATGCTAAAGAACAAAATTGTGTTAGAATAGAAACTATTGTACGAGATGGTTTTGTAAAGATATTAAGTAAATATGGTTTTAATAAAACAGCTACAGTATTAAACAAAATGTTAGAGGAAAAGTAAATGGGTCAGTCATCGTTAGGTAGTACACAGTTAGCAAGAACAGCGGAGCAACAAGGTCAGTTGTCTTCTCCTAGTTCTTTTCCTGCTAATAATTATGGACTAGGAGGTAAGACAGGTAATCCTATGAGTGCGCCTAGTGCTTCTCCTGCACCTGCTGTACCACCTAGCTTTTCTGGTCTTCCAAGTCCTGTACCATCAGTGCCTACTCCTCCTTCCTCTTTGCCAGCGGTAGCTACTAGACCACCTATGCAAGGAATGCCTACACCGCCGCCGATACCAATGCCGCCTTCTCCAATTAATACTACTTATGAAAGTGATATACTAGGACCGGGAATGCCTCCACCTTCTGGTGGAAAAATGCCGGGTGTGGGAACTGCTAATGTTACTAGTCAAACTCCACCGACACCACCATTTGTTGGTGGACTACCACCCGTGGTTCCGCAACAGCGTCCTGCCCCTCCTGCGCTAGGTAAAAATCGTACTCCGTACAATAACCCTGAGCAAATTACTAATCAGCTTCCTATAAATATGCAGCCTAATCCAATGCTACCCTACTGAGTAAATGAACTTAATAAAAATAGAAACTAATTGCATAGAAGTTACTTGGCCTTACATTAAAGATTTTATACAAAAACCATTAGATAGAAGTATGGGAGAAAGAAATATAGAAGACATATACTACTCACTCATACATGGTCAACAACAATTGTGGGTAGCAGCAGATGAAGAAGACGGTATGTTTGGAATATGTATTACTCAGATATTAGAGTATCCTAACTTTAAAGCTTTGTCCATGCCTTTCATTGGTACTAAGCCACATACAATTAAGAAATGGTTTGATTACGGAATGAGTGATGACTCTCCTATAATTAAATGGGCAAGAGAGTTAGGAATAAAAAGAATAGAAGGCTATGCTAGAGATGGTTGGTTAAAGATGACTAAGAAATATAACTTTAAAAAATACTACACTGTTATAACAAGGGATATATAGTGATGGACTTGAATAAATTAGTTAGTGAACTTACAATTGCAGATAAGATTTGCCTGTATAATACTTTGTATGAAGACTTAGCTTGCAAAGGTATTGATGGTGATACAGAACTTGCTCATGTTAATAAGCAAGAGATGGCAGTCTTACGTGCAATGGGTGGTTCAGGAACAATTAATCCTAATACTAATCTTGTGCAGTTTGGTGGTGGTGGTTCACCTCCTCCTCCTCCCCCGGCTACATCTACTGTTACTCAACAAGCCACTATCCCTGATGAACTTAAACCTTTTATCACTGATATTCTTGAGAAATCTAGAGCTATTCAAGAACGTAGAGAAGAAGAAGGTTATGTTCCTTTTCAAGGTCCACGACTTTCTGACTTTACTGAAGAGCAACTAACTGCTTTTCAAGGTATTAAAGACCTTCAAGGAGCAGGACAACCATTCTATGATCTTGCTACAGGTTTAACTGCCTCTAGTGCACAAGCACCTACCTCTGAATCTGTAAATGAATTAATGAATCCCTTTATGCAGAATGTAATAGATGTACAAACCAGAGAAGCTTTACGGCAAGGTGATGTAGAGACTCAGAACATAGGTGCCTCTGCTGTTCAAGCTGGTGGTTTTGGTGGTTCTCGTCATGCTATCCTTGAAGCAGAACAAGCACGTAATCTACAACAAAGGTTAGGAGATATTCAAGCACGTGGTCAAGCTGCTGCATTTGAAGATGCACAGGCACGACTACAACAACAGCGTGAGCGTGAACGACAGGCTGGCGCACAGTTTATGGGATTAGGTTCACAAGTACCGGGACAACGCCTACGTGAAATTACTGGACTTGAGGCTGTAGGTGCACAGAAACAAGCATTAGGTCAAGCAGGTATAGATATTGCTGCACAAGAATTTGAAATTGGTAGGTCATTTCCTGAACGTACTTTGCAAGACTATCAGTCTATTGTTCGTGGTTATGCACAACCTATTCCTGCTAGTACATTACAACGAGCATCTAGTCAACAACCTGCACCATCATTTCTTTCTCAAGCTGCAGGTCTAGGCGCTGCTGGATTAGGAGCATTTAAAGCATTTGGTGGTAATGCTCAAGGTGGCTTGGTTGGTCTAGCAGAAGGCGGTCTTCCTGCTGGTGGAACTGTACTAGAAAGCCAGACAGAAGCTATCTCTGAACGTGCACAGAATGATCCTCTTACTCAAGTAGAACGTCAACCTTTATCTCAAGGTCAACAGTTTGTTCGTCAACAAGAGAATCAAGAAGCAGCTACTGTAGAGGAACAACTAAAACAAATTCAAGGACTAGCTTTAGGTGCAACTAATGCTATTGCTCAAGGACAACAGAAGCTTGCCAGCATGAATACTGCACCGGGAATGGGTGCACAACCAGCTAACTTTGGTGGTAATGTAGGATCATTTGGTTTTAAGAAAGGTGGATTACTAGGACTAAAACACTTAGCCAATGGTGGTACAGTTAGGTTGGCTGTTGGTGGTGAAACAGGAGGTGGTAGTTCTGATGGTACTCAGAAAGATATTATTTCAAGATTAAGTATGGATGAATTAATTAAGGCTTCAGGCAATCCTAATTTTTCTATTAAAATGGTAACAGATGAGTTAACTAAAAGAAAAGCTGTACAAAAAGAAGGAAGACGGTCGATGCATCGGGCATTAGCACTACCAGACCCTTTCCCTGCTGGAGTAGAAGAAACAAAAAACTCTGAACTTTCTTCTTTTGAAAAACCGGGAACACCTTTAACTAGAGATGTAGCAGACGATATGCGTCAAATACAAAGAAGCTTGCCTTCAGTCGAGCAAAGAAATAAGATGATAAGAAGTTTAGAATCTGAAACAGGACGGCCTTATGGCCTTAATATTATGCCTACTGAAGAAGGAGTTTTAAATAGACTATCAGTTGTAGGAGAAAAGATTGGTCAGGGAGTGGATTATGCTTTTGGTGAGCGTGATGAAGACAGGCCGGGAAGATTACAAGAACTAGATAAAGATTATAGTAGTATAGATGAAAGACAAATTCCTTTAATCAAAGAATTAAGGCGTTTAAAAAGTTTAGATAAGCCTGAAGCATTAGCAGACGATGCTGCTATAAGTGGACAGTCATCAGAACTAAGACCTAATCGTGTTAGTTTTGATCCAAGCCGTGTTCCAACTTCGCCTACTGTACCTCTTCCACAGAGTATGAAAACTACAACACAACCTACAGAAGAAGTTTTGGAGAATACAAATATTATTGGCTTGGATGAAAGTACAGGTCCAGATGATAAAATTGTTGAACAAGAAACAATACAAGATGTATCAATGGATATGGATACAGGAGATAGAGATAGCGATCCTATAGCTATAGGTGATCAAGCTAGATTAGAAGCTATATCTCTAGGAGTAGATACAACTGAACCAGTAGCTGGAGATTTTACTAACGTTATTTCTATGGTTGATCCTTTCGCTAAGAAAGAAGAACTTATGGCGAAGATGGAGGATATGACTAAGCAAGAAAGAAAAGATTTGATGGATTTAAGAGAAGGATTAGATCAAGATAAATACTTAGAACTTATGAATTTAGGATTTAGTATACTTGCTCAACCGGGAGGACAGACGTTCCTTCAGGCTATTGGTAAAGGTGCTGTAGATTCTAAACTAGTATCTAATCTATCTAAACTTAATGATAAGCAACGATCATTAATGATGAAAGCTTCTTCTCTTGATCGTAGAGATTTAAAAGAAGAGTTGAATTTTACTGATAAACAAATTGATAATTACTATAAAAACAGAAGTCTTGATCTTAAAGAGATGGAAATAAAAGGCATGATTGCTAACACTAAAGATAAAAATTATGCTTCCTTGTTAAGCTTACAGTTAAAGCAAATTAAAGAGCAACGACAAGCTACAGAAGGAAAATCAAAATTAAACTTAGATTTAGCTAACGCAGCAACTAATTGGACAGGTAGAGATGGAGAGAAAAATTATATAAAATATTATAATGATGCAACTAAACCAGAAAGATTTCCTAAAGAGTATCTTGAGTCAGATGAAGGTAAAAGTATTTTTACTGAATCTATGATTCCTTTCTTAGGAAGTAATAAGTTAAAAAAAGCAGCGCCAAGACAAGCTTTTAAATCAGCATATTACGCTGCATCACAAGAAGGAATTATAGGACCAAAAAGAGATGCTATGGCTACTGAAGCAGCAATAAGAGTAGCTATGGGTGAAAACTAGTGTCAGAACTTTTATCACCACCTTCTTCTAATTTAGCTGAACGATTAGGAATTGCAGATAGGCCTTTATTAAATCCGCAATCTTTTTCCAAAGAAACTCCTTCTGTTGTTTCTGCGGAAGAAGTGGATAGTTTTTCTAATAGACTTGGACGTTCTTATCAACAATCAGAAAAAAATATAGCTGATAGTATTGGTTTGTTTGCTCAAGAATTTGGTTTAGAAGATTTAGAAAAATGGGCAATACGTACATCTATAAAACAAGATGCTGATATTGCAATGCATGGTCAACCTCAAAGAACAGCCAGCTTTACTACAGGCTTAGATGAGATTGAAGCAGCATATGGTCCTGATGGTGATGTAGGTGCTGCTCTTGACCGTGGTGGTTTACTTTTAAAAGATATGGTAGCTGATGGTTTAGGATCAGTAGGTCTACCTGTAGCTGCTGGTCTAGCTGCAGTTCCTGTAGCTATGGCTGGCGCACCTGCTGTTGTTACTGGTGCTGTAGCACTTGTTCTTCCTCTTACTGTAGGCGCTGGTATAGCTTCTGCACCTATCTATGAAGAAGCTAAAAAGTTAGATGCATCAGAAGAAGATGCAAGAAGATTTGGTTTAGTAGGAGGACTGGCTTCTGGTCTTTTAGATAGGGTAGGAGCAGGAATTATTCTTTCTAATCTTATTAAACAGTTTGGTAAGAAAGCTATAACGGATGAGTTAGCTAATGAGGTTGGTAAATCTGCTGCTAAAGCTGCCGTTGAAAGTGCAGGTAGAGTTACTTCAGACATTGCTAAAGGTAGTGCAAAAGGAATTGTAGGTGAAGGTGTAACAGAAGGCGCACAAGAATTTCTACAAATGTCTGCTGCTGGTTTAGCTGCTGACAAAGGTATTATGCCATATGATATGGAAATAGCTACTAAAAGATTGATAGATGCAGCGGCACTAGGTTCAGTTACAGGTGGTACATTAGGTGCAGGTTCTAGCTTTGTTTCTGGTAGAATGAAAAGAGATTTAGCAGAAAAAGAATTAGAAGAAAAAGAAAAAATAACTAAGTTAGAAAATTTAGTTAATGATGATGAGATTGCTAAAGTAGAATCTTTTACTGGTACTTTACGTGAAGGTAAAAGAATGAACACTTCTCAAAAAATAAGAGGAGCATTTAGATCAGCTATTTCTCCTTTGCGTGGGTTGTTCGATACAGGTGGAGAACAAGGTGGCAGATTAGTTAATTCTTTAGATAATTATTATGATAAATTAAGTGCTGCTGTAGGTAAGGATGCAAGACAAACCTTTCAAGACCCGGAGACAGGTGAGAATATTGAAGGTTTAGTAGGAGTTTTTGATAGTCTTAGACGCTCAGTAAAACTTCCCTTTCAAAAAGCTATATCTCCTAAAGTTAACAAGAGATTATCAGATGTATTAACAAATAAAGTAGACGTTGATCCTGATCCAAATATTATGAAAGCTGCTCGTAATATACGTGAGTTTTTAGGTACTACTGAACTTGATCCAGACACAGGAAAACCTTTGCCTTCTATTAAAATTACACGGTCAATGGTTAGAGAATTATTAATGAATCCAGAAATTACTCAAGAACAGTCAGTTTCTTTTGGTAAGATAAATCCTAACACTGGACAATTCTTTGTAGATCAAAGAGTATTTGAAGCTGTAAAAGGTAGGGTTAGTCAGGCTAGGTCTGAATTAGAAGAAAGAGTAGGACAATCTCCACAAGAAGAGACACTAATATTTGAGACTGTAGAAAAAGATTTAAAACCTTTTATAGGAGAAGTTCTTTATAAACCTACAGCTACAGGAAAGTATAAAGAATTAGTAGATGCTGGATCAGATATGCAATTTATATCTGGTTATCTTCCTACAATGATAAAAACTGGTCCTTTAAATAGAAGAAAATTAATACGTATACTACAAGAAGAAGGTTTAACTAAACAAGCTTCTGCTTCTGTAGCTGAAAATATTGAAAGCAATGAGGGTATGTATAACCCACAAGATATTAAACTTAATTTAGATGACTATCGTACTCCAGATAAAAGAGTATCTTCTAATACTGAATCATTTGAAATGGGAAGAACACTTCAAGATCGTGTTCGTAATAGGCTGTATGATGAAGGTCTAATTGAGACAGATGTAGAGGGTATTCTATACCGTTATATGTTAGACTCAAATAAAAAAATTCAAAGTCAGAATTTAAAAAAGGTGATACAAGAAACAGTACCTAAATTAGTAGAAGAAAATAATATTACAGCAGCAGAGGTAGATAGAGTTGAGTCTTTATTTAATGCTATTCAAGGTAAGTATCAACCATTGAAAGATAAGAATCTTCAAGCGATTCAAAAATGGACACTAACTGGACAGTACATCTATACACTTCCTCTTGTAGGTTTAACTGCATTGTCTGAACCTTTAATTATTCTATCAAGAATAAATCCTAAGTATGCTTTGTTTGGGTCTGCTCAAGCAGGTTATAATGCTTTAGCAAATGGATTAAGAAAAGTCTTTCCTAAGTTACCAAAGACTGAAGCAGAGAAAGCCTTCCAAGGAATAGTACAAGGTTTAGATGGCACACTTGCTGAAAGATTTGGTGATCTTGCTGGAGTAACTGTTTCAAGAAAGGTAAGTAACGCTTTCTTTAGAGCAACATTACTTACTACTATTACTCAGATCAGTAGAGATATGGCTTTTCAAGCCGCTAGATTACAGATGAGAGATGACTTACGTACTATTCGTAGGTATGAAGATTCTGATACACCTAAAACTAAAGAGTTTACAAATGCTCGTAAGCGTCTTACTGCTCAAGGTTTAGTAAAACCAATGGACGACACCTTACAAGATTGGGCGAATGGTTTGTATGAAGGTAGAGGTGCACCTGAACTTATTAGACAAGCTATGTCTAAAACTGTAGATGAATTTATTATGGCACCGAATGCAGTCAATCGTCCTTTGTGGATGAGTAATCCTCACCTTGCTTGGGCAGCACAGTTAAAAGGTTTCCTTGCTACATTTGGTAATACTGTAGGCACAAGATTATGGAGAGATATTGCTGTTCCTCTTTCTAAGGGACGTATACCTGCAGCAGACATGATGAAATATACTATTGCGTTATCTTCAATCATTGCTGTATCTATGGCAATGCAAGCATTACGTGATCAAATTAGATATGGTGATGATGCAGATGATAGTCCTTTTTCTCAGTTAGACGGCAAAGAAAAAATTATTGAGGCGCTTCTTCGTTCAAATATTTTTGGTGTAGCAACAGTTCCTTTTGATGCATTAAGTGCAGAAAAATACGGATCAAATTTTTATGAAAGTATTCTTGGTCCTTCTGCTAGTCAGTTTGCAAATATAGCAGAGGCAGGAGGAAGTTATGTTTTAAGTGACGACTCTCGTAAGTTAGCAAAAGAAATTTCTAATCTTATTCCTTTACTTAGAAACATACCTATGTCAAGAGATATTAAACAAGAATTTGTAGATGCTTGGGAAGAAAGATTAGAAAATTTTAAAGATAGAATAGTGAATTAATTATGGAAATGGATGCACAGTTTTTATTTCAAGTAGGTGCAGTAGTTGCCTCTCTGTCAGGTGCATGGGCATTAGTACGTGCACAGGTAACTGCATTGAAGTCAACACAACAAGAGATAAAAGATTACGTAGATGAATTGAATAGAGAACAGGATGTAGTAGAAAATAATGTAGCTGTTTTACGTAGTCAGATTAGTGTACTTTCTAATATTCTTAGTCCCGATAACTTAGCTAAAGAATATAAACGTAAGGGAATAGTACATGCTCAAATAATCAAGCTTCAAGAAGAAGTGAAATCTATACAGCACATGCATAATGGAAAACATCCGCCTGTACCAAAGGAGAAGGACTATACAGAAAACGAAGATTGACCTGATTGTTCTATTTTTATACTTAAAAACGTCACCTTACAGGCCAATGCCTCCATAAGCCTCTAGGAAGACCACACAGAAGAAGTAGTATATTTTTGGGGTAAGGGTAGCCAAGCCTATCTTTAACCCTACTCACGGGTCTTTATACGGCTTCAATTTCTTCTTGTTCTTCCTTAAACCAGTCACATTGTAGAAAAATCTTAGATGATCTTTCTTCACCTAGTATTTCTAAACTCCTTACTATCTCATCCTCTAATTCTACAATTGATTTAGGAACTTCGTCATCTCTAGATGTTCTAATCTTAGACAAAACTTCCAAAGCTTTAATTGCACTGTTGGTATGTCCATTATTTTTAGCATAAGTATATTGATTCTCAATCTCAGTGATGACATCAATATTAGTTTCTAATTCTTTTTCTAACTCTTCAATTCTTTCCTGTATATCATTACGCTGTACTAGCCTATGCCCTTGTGTATGTGCAGACACATCAGAGTAACCAGCAATCTTAGCTGACTCAGTAGCATTCCTATACAGGACGTATGCTTGGCAAAACTTTTCTTGTTTAAGATTTAATTCTTTAGTCACAGAATTTTTCCCATGTAAGATTATGGCTTAGTACTTGTCTAGCAGTTTCGTTGGAGAGAGAGTCAGCATCACTGATTAGAATTGGGAATGACCAACTACAGAATGCCGCCTCTCCTCCAACGCTTCCGCAACTGCTTAGAAACATCACCATCAGAAAGCTTGTCAACTTTGTTTTCAATTTTATTTCTTTCCTTTGCATTGTCTACTGCAGTTTCTAGTTCTTTCTTCTCTGCATTATCCTTACCTGCTTTGAAGGCAAACAATAAGGGTAGTATCTTACCTAAGAAACTAATGATAGAAGAAACTAAAGACAACATTATTTTACTTTCACAGTCTTACCTTTAACAATAGGTACTTCTTCTACTACCACTTCTTTCTTACCTGTTTCTTTTGCTTTGCCTACTGTAAGACTGAGTAGCTCTACAACCTTATATATTTTTCCTAGAGCAGAATCAGGATTAGGAGTAGGCGTACCTGCAATAAAGATACTAGCAATAGCAATAATACCTGTAAGGGTAGAGACGACAATCTCAATATTACTTGTTAAAGTTTCTAGCATAATTAGTTCCTTTCTTTAAGAGTTAAATGTATTATCGTAGTAAGTTTTATTACCATGTCGAGATGTTAGATAGACTTGGTTAGCTAGTGTATCATACTTAGTATAAAACTCTACACCCATATCTATTTGAGGTGCATCAAACAACTGTTCACAATCTTGTGCCATTGCTAACAGTTCTCCTGTAGTCCAAAATTCTTTTTCATTAATCTCTACTTTCATGTACTTAGTTTTACCATCAAAGAGAGTTTCTTTTTGTTCTTCTTCAGATACTTCAGGGACAGAACAATCAAAACCAAAGAGATGAAAGTTTCTAAACCCAAAGATATGAAGCATACCAATCGCTCGCATAGCTGCACAAGTACCACCAGTAACAAAGGTTACGTCATCACTTATCTGTATCTGTTCCTCTTCAGGATAGTCCTCTTTGTTATTCACTCTGTTTTTAATAGCTTCAGAGTAAGCGTGCCATCCATATACATTAGATGTTCGTTCTAAAATATATTTAGTAACAGAAGGTTCTGTCATAGATGCTATAAAGAATTTAGTTGAAGGATCAATAGTTTCAAACAAACTTTTACGAACTATACCATGTGTACTCTCACCCTCAATAGTACGAGGATCAAGTATAACACAACCCCAAGGCTTTATGCCAGCCTCTAGTAGTTTAGGATAGCTATGCTTAACACAGATTATCTTACCATTTGTTTCTGCTTGTAGTTCTTTCAGCTTATCAAAGTCAATAGACGATCCACCAGAGACAATGATAGCAGCTTCTGAATGTGGGTAGTATTGTTGTACACTATCCCAACTGTCTATAAGATTTAGATTAACATTAATGTTCTCAACAATATCATCTTTAGGTACACAGTCTTTAGGATGTACGATAATAGGGATACGTCTTAGTTCAATAGGAATGTCTGGTAAGTCTGCATTGTTAAGCAGTACAGCTAGGTGTACAAGACCACCACCAGATACTTTATCTTGAGATGGAAGCACATGCATACGCTTACCTTCCATCTCGTCACGGATAAGCTTATTAACTCCTACCTTTTCTTGAGATACAGTATGTCCATTCTCATCCTTAGAATAGAAGTCATCGAAGACAATGACAGGGATATGTTTTAGATTATCGTAATCACTTTTGATTGTATCTTCACTATGACCACCATCAATAAAAGCAAAAGGAACTTTCTTTAATTCTTTCTTAGCTTTCTTGAGTGTGTCTCGGGAGTTACCCTTATGTAGTTTAAAGGTAAATGTTTTACCATTCTCTTTCATCTTCTCTTCAAACTCAGTGAGTCGATCAAAGACTGCCTTGTAAGTATTGTGTTGTTTAATATTTAACTCAAGCTTATCGGTTTCATTAGTAGCTTCTTCAAACAAATCAAAACCAATGTAGTGAAAGTCATCCCTCTTTTCAAAGGAAGCAAGTGCCATCTCAATTGCCCTGCCACCATTCCATGTACCAATCTCTACAATCCGATCAGGTTCATAAGCACGTACCATAGTAGCAAGCTGTCCATAACGAGGCAGTACTACGTCCTGTGAAAAGCCTTGCTCAGACATGACTTCGTTCTTACGATTACCTTTGTAGTGCATCATAAATTCATTGAGGTTAGACTGTTCAAAGACAGCTAGTCCTTTAGCTTCTGGTGTAAGGTTATGTACCTTCATACCATGTGCTGCATAGATGTTAATGAACCTAGTCATAATGAACGCATCAGTCCATTCACGGTATGCTATTACTTCTCCAATGTCATAGCATCCTCGAATGTCTGCAAGAAAGTAGTGAGGCATTTGATAGTCAAGATTAAAACCAATGAAGCCTGTCTCACTAAAGTCAATATCTTTTCTACCTAGATGTACTAACTCTGAGTCTTTAGGAAAGGCTTTAAAGAGAGTATCTTCATTAAGTTTGTTATGAGTAATGACATCTGCATCCATCCAGATTAACCAACCGCCCTTAACTTCTTCTTCAGAAATCTCCATGAAGTAATCAGTCAAGGCATAGACTTTATGACACCACTTCAGTGCATCCATACGCCAGTTATATTCCATCTGACCGTTCTCTGTACCATCATGGTGCTTCATACGCTCAAGATAATTAGTACGATCCTCTACTAAATCTAAGTCTCGGTATTCAATAAGAGGTGACTTAGGAAACTCTTCAATCTGTTCTTCACTACATGAATCATAGTAAGCTACTAGTTTTAAATCTTCTTCCCAGTGTTCTACTACTGACTCAAGCATACTCTTAGCATAAGTGTTGTAGTTGTGTCCACTAAACGATGTTACAAAATTAGTCATATTGTTCACTCATTTCCTTATATAGTTTGTTCCACTCTTTTGCATAGTGATTATCTATTTCTCTCTTGCCTTCCCAGTTCCTGAACATTGGTCCACCTGTTGTAAAATGCACACACTTAGGATCAACGTCTTCATGCGAATGACCATCAAGCCAGTTCCATTCTTCAGATATGCTAGATACTTTTTCTGCCCAATGCATACCGTGTAACCATCCTCCGCTATTAGTGTTTACATCAGATATAGTTAGTTCATTTAGTTCTGGATTACCACAATTAAATAACATAAAGCTTGACCAGTTCTTTCTAAAATAAGTTTGTTGTAATTTGTTATCCATTTTATATTTGTCATTAGGCTGGTACTTATGATGTACACAAGCTACAGAAAAATCTCTATAAGAGAAGAGATTAAATAGTTTATTTATATCATCTCTCATGTACATATCACAGTCCATAAATAAAGCATGTCCTTGATGTACATTTAGAAAGGGTACAAGAAAACGTGTAAAACTAAACTCAGTTGAGAAAGGTTTTTCATCAAATGAATCTACCTGCTGACCATCTTTAATTATCATAGTTCTCCAGTACAAACCTGTACGCCTAACACTATCCTGCTTTAGTCTAACAATGTTAACAGGAGAAGAGGCATGTTTATTTATACTGTACTCAAGAACGTCACAGTAAACTTTTTCTTTAGGATCATAACCTATATATACAGTAGGTATACTACTCATCTTAGTTTCTTATCCTTATAAAAAGGGATGCATCTTACTTTGATGCACCCCTAGTGTTATAATTATTTTATCTCAATTACTTTAGGTTTTTCTTTTTCAGGTATAACTTCTTCAAATGTAATAGTAAGAAGACCGTCCTTTAGATCAGCGTCTCTTACTTCCATTGTATCAGAAAGGGAAAAGGATTTGCGAAACTTACGTGCAGCAATGCCTGTTACCACGTAGTCCTCTTTATTATTCCCTGCCCTATCTCCTTCAACAGTAAGGAGATTATCTTTCAACTCAATATTTATATTCTCTTTAGAGTATCCTGCAACAGCTAGAGTAAGCTTATAAAATGTATCTTTTTTCTCTAAGTCATGTGGGGGAAAGGAACCAAGATTACTTGGTAATCGTTTGAACATATCGTTCATAGCAAACCCTAACATATAGTCTTGAATTGTATTAGAGTTTTGATTTAGATAAGATACATAATCTTTTGTAGTTTTTAAATTCATTATAGTCTCCTTTGTTAAGCGAGTTAATTAGGTACACCACATTGGTCGTACCTTGCACATACTACTACATTATAAAATAGTTGTCAAGAAAAAAATTAAGTAAACTTTTCTCCTCTGAACCAACAGACCAAAGAAGATCGTTCACCTTCTTTTACTTTGGTTACTCTATGAAACATAAAGGAAGGAAAGACAGCGATGCTACCTGCCTTCCTCATGTCCTTGAGGGTAGAGAATTTTTTACTAGCTTGCGGATGTACCCAATCCTGTACCTGAAAGTCTCCTCCTTTAAAAGTATCTTCTAAGGTAATGCTGACAGACAACTTTCTTACAAAAGGATCAGAGGGTAATTCTACTCCTGTATCCATATGCCAATCATAGAACTGTCCTTTACCATAGAAAGAAACTTGAGGAGTTTCAAAACAATTTACATTAAAGTTCCATCCTGCTTCTTCGTTAGCTTTCTCTACATACAACTGAAGGATACTAGTCAGTTCAGGATTTTCTAACCATGCTATTTTATTATTCCTAACTTCCTGCATCTTAATATCATCACCTTCTTTAAAGACTTTCGCCTCTTCTTTATTTAATTCTCTCCCTATGTTCACTAATCCCTTACATAGTTCAATAGGAAGTTCTTCTTTATAACAACAATAGGTATGCATTATACTCCACAACTCCCACCATGTCCTGTGATATCACAAATATCATGTGTCTCAAGACCTTCTTCAAACTCTTCGCCTAACTTAGCAACAGCTTCCTTATAAGGTACAGATGTTAGTGGTTGCCCACCACGACATGAATCAGGGTATACAGTAAAGCCACGTAAGCGATGTGCGTAAGAGGCAAGAGTATTAGTAAAGTCCACAACAGTATCTTCATTGTTCAGCTTACTTCCCCATGACGGTAGATTAATAGTAGAGGAGATGGACATATCTACATAGTCTTGAACGTCAGCTTGGAACTTCATACGTCTTTTGTAATCCTCTGCAAGATCAAGAGCAGACTCAATGTTATCTGGTTTAGTATCATAAAGATCAATCAACTCCTGCGCTGCACTATCTACTACATACTGGTAGTGCCAGCGTGTACCACCCTTTAAATACCTACGCTTATATGATACAGCAAAGATTGGTTCTACTCCTGTGCTTGTACCTGCAAGAATACCAATGCTTCCTGTAGGTGCAATGGCACGGTTAGCTACTGGACTACTGATATTCATTTCATCAGCAGTCTTTTTAGAAGTATCATCAGTCACTCCTTTGTAAACTCCTAACCATTGGTGTAGTTCATCAGTAACTTCATACTTAGAACCTCGCTTAATCAACCACTCATGCATACCCATTAGACCTAGACCAAGCCTACGATTCTTCTCTCGTACTTTATAAACTTTATCATAAGGTAGCTTCGCTTTAAGAGTACCACACATAAGAAACTTAGTAGCTAAGTGAACAATATCTTTAAACTCTTTTAGAGTATCTACCCTTCCAAGGTTGACTGAACCTAAGTTACAAACATCTGAATCATTTTCCGAAGTAACTTCAGTACATGCATTACGTAGCGTTTCATTTTCTTTATCAAAGAAGTTAAAAGAAAATCCCGGTTCAGCGGTACGTAAGGCTTGTTGTACATTCTGCTTAAAAGTAGTCCCAACATCTCCTGTCTCCCAATAATTAAGTAACCACTCTGTATCATAGTTAACACTAATGTTAGTCATATCTAATGGAGCAATAAAGTTAAAGTCTTGTTCCTTAACCTGACCAATAGTAAAACCTGTGCTACCAACAGGCATCTCATACCAGTTTTTACTAGTAAGAAACTTATCAATGTCTGCATGTTTCCAATTCATACTGGCATAGATAGCTGACCTACGACTACCACCCTGCATGACCCTTCGGCCAATTTCGTTGATCATTAGCATCTTAGGTATAGGACCAGAGGAAAGACCACCCGTACCTGACAACACCCTACCTTCCTCACGGTATACAGAATAATCTACACCAATACCACCACCTGTCATCAGACATGACTCACTCTTCCATGACAGGTCTGCCCAATCTTCACGTGTATCTTCCTCTGCCTTCAGAAGATAACAATTATTAAAGAACTTGTTAGGTCTACCCGCATAGTATAAGTACCTGCCACCGGGAATAAATTTTAGATCAGTGATATATTCTTTAAGCTGATCTATCTCATCCTGCTTTAACTGAGGAGAACAAACATCTTCTACCAGTACAGACGCTAGGCTTGCCCATGTCTCACAACCATGATGAGCATACTTATGTTTGAATATGTCCTCACTAAACTTAGAACGGAACATAGGGTTTTCATTAGAGCGAAAGGTGGGCATATACTAAACTCCTTTGTTAATATGATCATGTACATAAAGCATGATTATGGCATAGTGAATAATCTTTAACAAGTCCTTCCTATTCTTACCTTCTTTGTTACCGTATCTCTTCCAGTATTTTAAGATGTTACCCATTACAAAGCCTTCACCGTGGCCGCTATCTAGTATTACATCAGTGGCTTGGTACTTACCTTTTGCATAGTGTTCCTTATATGTAGACGTAACATACTCATGTACCTCATCTACATAGTCTCCTTCATCAAATTTAAAATTAGGAAGTGATGCATACATCTGTGCAATCTCTGTGTCTCTATCCATCTTTTTACTCCTAGTCAAATGTGAGGACGGCATTAATTCTTTTCCTTACGTAGAGAATTTCTTTAGACTTGATTACCTTGTAGGCAAAGGTACGAACATAGTCAGGATCAACTCCTGCTATGTCACATACAGTATAGAAATCTTCAGCAGTTACACCTACAGATGCAAAGAACCAAGCCTTTGCATTGTTTCTTGAGACGATAGACTCATGTGATTCTTTATTATGTTCAGGCTTAGTAGCATCTAGCATAGCCTGTAATAGTACACTAAGAAACAAGAGTTGTTGCGGCGGTGCCTTTTGATTTTCTACTAGCTTTTCTAACTCTACCAGAAGGTTTTCTTTTTTTATCATTTAACCAACTGTCAGGTAAACCATCTGATAATTTACAATATTTAAATCCATGTTTGTTACACCAATCTGCATAAGTTGTTTTACTCCTTTTGTATAGCTTGCTTGCTGGCCTATCAAATACAAACCGCACATCAAGATCAGGATTAGATTCTCTTAGAAACAAATGTTTCTTTCTATCTTCTAATGTGAACCTACCTTTAACTTCTAAGATTATACCTGACGGTAGGATAAAGTCAGGTAAGTATCTTTTAGATTCAATCCACATATAAGGAATGTAGTACGGTTCAAACTCATACTTAACCTTTACGCTTCTTAGATATTCTGCTGTAGTTCTTTCGCTACCTGACCTATATTTCTCAGGCATATAGTTCTTCTACATCAGGTGTGCGTTCTACGTGCGTTAAGAACTTTGAACCGTTCGAGTATTTAAATTCTCGTAACCCTGCACCATCGTTAGCATCAGACCAGCAGTCACGTTTATGCTCACAAAAATTACAGCCAACAGCAAGACGACGATTGCCAGACTTGCCGTCAGGAATATCATCATAGCACCTATCAGGTAGGATAGGAGACTTAACCATCTTCTTGAGGTGGTTGATTCTTTCCTCTGCATTTATCATCTCCATATGATGGACAGGACAGTAGGCTATCTCTCCACTGGATTTATCTATAACTACAAACCCTGCTTCTTTTACCTTGTTAGCGTGAGCGTAAGCAGATAGTTGTGCGATGTAACCAAACGGATCGTCCGTAAATATAGCACCTTCCTTAAACTTCTTAAAGGAGAAACTGGAAGCACTCTTAAAATCTACCAGCATATCATCTACCCTAGCATCTTGATGTCCTACAATACCTTCAATCTTTAATTCTTTCTGTTGATCTGTAACTGGATGTCCTGCTGCCTTACACAAGAATACGAGAAGACTCTCAAGGATATTACCGTACAAGAATTTTATGTAGTCATTTCCTTTCAAGCCTTCTCCGTCTTCTTTGTCCTCCTTATTTAAGTTGTACCAAATCTTTCTATCTGGTTGACCAATAAGAGACAGCCTTAAAGTTTTCTTTTTCTTACGGCTTTCAGTAAGGGCAAAGGAGACAGAACGAGTAATCTCTTCTGCTAGAACAGCTAGATCATCTTGGGATATATCTACTTTTTCTTCTGAAGTAAAGAGGGAGTATATATCTTCTACCAATGTATCTATTTTTTTATTACTCATTCTGTCTATTCCTTTAAGCTTCGTTCAAACGATAGCGAGTATAGCTTTCACCTTCCGGTGTCTTAGCCGTAACTGTATCAATCTCATAACCACGTTTGCGAAGGGATGCAATAGATGCTGTAAGATTCTCTGCCCATCCACGTTGGATAGCAGTCTTACGAGTAACACGCATCCGCTTCTGCAAAGCACGAAGAATTTTTTGATCAGTAGTCATTAACTTTAATTCCTTTCTAGTTGATACTCAAACATTTCATCAATCAAATCGTGGAAAGAATATTCCCTTTCCCATCCTAGTTCTTTCTCTGCCTTAGTAGGATCACCCAGCAATATATCAACTTCTGTTGGACGATAAAACTCAGGACTACAATTAACTAGAATACCTTTATACTCTGAGTTTTCTTTAATGTCAAACCCTATTTCATTAACTCCTTCCTCTTCCCACTGTAATTGAACACCAAGATATTTATTAAATCCATACTCAATTAATTCTTTAATTGAATGCACCTTACCAGTAGCAAGAATATAATCGTCAGGTTTATCTTGTTGCATCATAAGCCACATGCCTTCTACATAATCAGCAGCATGTCCCCAATCACGTTGGGCATTAAGGTTACCTACTGTAAGACATTCTTTCTTACCATACATGATATCTATGATACCCTTAACGATCTTCTGCGTAACAAAATTATCTCCTCTCATTGGAGACTCATGGTTAAATAGAATACCATTACAACCATACAATCCATAAGCTTCACGGTAATTCTTTACCATCCAATAACTATACTGTTTAGCTATTCCATAGGGACTGCGAGGGTAGAAGGGAGTAGTCTCTGTCTGTGGTACTTCTTGTGCCTTACCATACAGTTCTGATGTAGATGCTTGATAGAACTTACAGGTATCAATCATCCCTAAAGTTCTAATACACTCAAGCAAACGGGTAGTACCTAGTCCATCTACATCTCCTGTATACTCTGGTATATCAAATGATATTCTTACATCAGACTGTGCACCTAAGTTATAAATTTCTGTAGGCTGTACTTCTTTAATTACCCTAAGTAATCCTGAAGCGTCAGTCAAATCTCCATAAGATGTATGGAAATTTACTTTACTTTCTAGTTGATCTATTCTTGCAAAGTTATTTACTGACGATCTACGAACAAGAGAATGAACATGATAGCCTTGCTCTAAAAGAAATCCACTAAGGTAAAAACCATCTTGGCCTGAACCTCCAATAATTAAAGCTTTATTCATTTGTATTCCTATTGTGAATTAACAAAATAACAGTCCCTCTCCACACCTGTTATAAATTCTGCCCATAGTCTCATTAACGATAGGCTTTAATGAGAGTAGCAGACCCTAGTGTAACTACTTAGAACGGTACTTCTTCTCCTTCTTCTTGTTGTTGTGTACCTACAGTATAGCCACCATCAACGGTATCAAAGTTTGACCCGTCACCTCCAAAGGGTACTAGATCAACTACCTGTACTCCCATCAAGTCTGATGCTACCCCACTCTTACCAGCGTAGGTCCAATCATAAGTAGTAAACTTAACATTAACTAGACTACCATTACCTACAAGGTTACCATCCCAAGTATTGTTTTGGGAATCTCTAATCACAGGTGATGGACGAACTGAACCGTCTTTCTTATTGACCTTGCGTTTGATCTTAACAAAGTCTCCACGGTCATCACCTTTATTCTGAACAGCAAGACCCAAGCTTTCAACTTTCTTCTTAGAGTCTTCATCCAAACATACATCCACACACCATACAGGTTCATAGGTAGTGTTAGGTGCCGTGATGCTTGCCCAGTATGCTTTACCAGAAATAATATTTACGTCCATAGTATATTCTCCTTTGGTTGTGCCACTCTATTGTGGCTTGATAATTTATTTTCGTACTTTAAACTAACACCTATCAGGTGTCAACAACTTTCTTTACTTTTCTTTCTCTATACTTTAACCGCTCTATTGCCTCCTTGTAGTTGTACAATTCATCTTGAGTAGCTACGTAAGCTGCCCGTCTTAGCTTACCACCTGCTCTACCGAATCTTTCTTCTTTAGCTAACTCATCGGCAAGCATGAATCCTTTAAGTTGAAACGTGTCATCTCCTTTCTTAACCATCAAAGCAAATAACTCTATGCCAG